ACATGAATAGGAAGATCAGACGATGTTTCGTGAAAGACAGTCGACATTAAACTATCTCCACTATCGTGATCAAAATCACCAGAAATAAAATCACCATCAAAGTTACTACTAACTAAAGCATAATTTTCAACTATAGAATTAGGTCTATTAATTTTACACTTTTCACACATTTTTGCGTTAGGATCAATCAAAAGTCCCCTCCATCCATACTCCTTTTCAAGAAGGTATGTATTTGATTGTGTTATCCCATCATTAGATCCTGCTTCTATAAAAAATTTTCCACCCTCAGGAAACAAATTTTTTATTTTAATATCTAACTCATTTAAAGCATAAGATTCCATTAATAGTCATTCCTCCAGGGTTGCCCTCCAGCAAAATGACGAATTACTACATCTTTTCTTTCAACTGGATTTATATTAAAAGTGCATCCAGACTCTCCTGGCATTTCAGTGACATTCCAACAAGTCGGAAGAATTTCTACATTTTCATAAAGTTCTTCCAAAGAATATACTGTCCACTCATCTTTGGCAGAATGCCAACCATAATGCGCTAGGTTATAAAAAGGAATATTAGAATGCCTCTTAATTCCCGCTAAAGAATACCAAGATGCCTGTTCTCTAAAAATACTCCAAAAACTATCACTGTGTCCAAAATATTCATGAAGTGTTATTTTATCTTTTAAATTTTCATACCTGTGATCATCCAGTAAGAGATTAATCATATTTTTAGACCATTCATTCACACGTATTGAATAAGATCCCATACAATGTGTATTACCAGAATCTATACAATATGTAAATGATTTATTACAAGGATACTGAACATCAAGTTTATGAATACTCATATCAGCATCAATGTGTGTAAGAATATCACCTTCTTTTAAAGTTCCATCATTGATAAGATCTCTAACAATAGTAAACTTCCACCAAGTAGGATGATCTCTAAAAGACTGATACGGACCAATATGCTCCAGATACTCATATCCGTGAATACTACAATACTCCTTGTTTCTTGGAGACATATGTGTTTCAAAAAATTGTTGCCTATAATCTGGATAATTGGCAACAACCATAAGATATTTTTTACTCATTATAGTTCCTCATCAAAATAAAAGTTGTCAAATTTCATATCTACTATACTTTTATTTACACAACTACCACCAAACCAATTACTAGGTGCTATAACCTTTTTACTTTTTGCTAACCAGGCACCCCACCAACTATAAGAACTATTAGCAATGATGTGATACTGGCACTTAGACATTAAACATAAGTCAAAGTCTGTTGAATTGTTTTCAGAAATAAGAAATCTATCTGCAGAAAAAATTTCTTGTTTTTTACACCATTCTGGATCATCAGAAAAAACTATAACTGGTAAACTATCTGGCATATTATCAATTGATTTTTGATAATACTCTTGAGTTTGAAGAGGATGATTTGGATTTACAACATAATCACCCCTACGAACGTGTAAAGATATTATTTCAGTTTCAAAATTTTCTTCAACAAAAGATGTACAAATTTTTTCTAAATCTTCTTTAAAGGAAAAGTCATCTCTTATCTCATCTTCAATATGTTTGAAATATTTTTCTGTCTGGTAATAACCATACAAATCAACATCATCTGGACAGTTTACAAAAACTTCTTCATCAAAAGAATGAACTCTTTCGGGAAAAACTGGATTCTGAGTCAACAAAATCTCATTTGTTTTTCCTATATCAAAAACATCATATAGGTTTACTTCAGATATAGCAACAACGTTATCAATTTGACCAAAAACTTCTTTAGGAGGTATACAAAACTCGTATCCTCTGTGTCTTGAAATTCCTTTCAGAGATGCATACTGAAACATTTGATTAGAAAGTCTTCCAAGATTTCCAAGATGATTAAATGAAAGCATTTTCCTTGTACCACTGATATGTTTTTTCAATTCCTTCACGGAGACCAATCTTAGGTTTCCAACCTAGTTTTTTAATTTTATCTACATTAAGAACTTTACGAGGAGTTCCATTTGGTTTAGAAGTATCCCAATTAATACTACGATCATATCCTGCAATATCTGCGATAGTTTCTGCAAGTTCTTTGATGGTTACATCTTCACCAGTACCAACATTAATATGCTCTGGATCATTATACTCTTGCATACAAACATAACAAGCCTCAGCAAGATCATCAACGTGTAAAAACTCACGCATAGCAGATCCATCACCCCATAGTTTTACTTCCCAATATTCACTATGATTTGAAACAGCATCATGAAACTTGGCAATCATTGCAGGAAGAACGTGTGAGGTTTCCAGATCAAAGTTATCATTAGGACCATAAAGGTTTGTAGGCATCAAGGAAATGGCGTTGAAACCGTGCTGCTGGCGATATGCCTGGCACATCATAATACCAGCGATCTTTGCAATAGCATAGGCATCGTTTGTAGGTTCCAGAGCACCAGTCATCAACTGATCCTCTGTAATTGGTTGAATTGCGAACTTAGGATAGATGCAAGATGAACCAAGAAACAAAAGTTTCTTTACATCCCAACGATATGCAGAATCAATAATATTAGTTTGGATACGAAGATTTTGAGTCAGAAAATCTGCCTTATAGTTGTTGTTTGCCATAATGCCACCAACCTTAGCGGCAGCAACAAAAACATATTCTGGTTTTGCTAACTGGAAAAATCTATCAGTTGCTTCTTGATCTGTAAAATCTACAATATGGCGAGTCCCTTTAATGATGTTTGTGTATCCTTTCTCTTCAAGGTTTCTCACGATTGCAGAACCAACCATTCCGTTGGCACCAGCAACTAATACTCTAGAATCACTGTCCATAAATGCACATATCCTCAACTAATTGTTTGAAAGAAATCTTAGGTTCCCAACCTAGTTTTTCTTTTGCCTTAGTGGCATCACCTAATAAGGTCTCTACTTCAGCAGGTCTAAAATATTTAGGACTGACCTTTATAACCTCTCTTTTGGTATGTTTATCAATACCAACCTCATTAAGACCTTCACCTTCCCAGACAATACTCATACCAAAGTAAGGTGCCGCTGCCTCAACGAACTCACGAACCGAATACTGCTCTCCTGTGGCGATTACATAATCATCAGGTTCATCCTGTTGAAGCATCAACCACATCGCCTCTACGAAGTCCTTAGCGTGCCCCCAATCGCGTTTAGCGTTCAGGTTGCCGAGATATAGTATATCTTGTTGCCCAGTTGAAATAGATGATAGTCCGCGAGTGATTTTTCTTGTGACAAAAGTTTCTCCTCTTCTAGGGGATTCGTGATTGAAAAGAATTCCAGAATTTGCGTGTAGTCCATATGACTCTCGGTAGTTTTTGACGATCCAGTATCCATAGACTTTTGCAACTCCGTAAGGTGAACGAGGATAAAATGGTGTGGTTTCTTTTTGAGGAATCTCTTGGACTTTACCGAACATCTCAGACGTAGATGCCTGATAAACTCTTGTTTTCTTTTCCATTCCAAGAAGACGAACTGCCTCAAGAATACGAAGAGTTCCAAGTCCATCTACCATACCAGTATATTCTGGCATCTCAAAAGAAACCTTTACGTGACTTTGAGCACCAAGATTATAAATCTCATCTGGTTGAACTTGCTGAATTACCCTTACAAGATTAGTAGAATCAGTAAGATCTCCATAATGAAGTTGAATACGATTGTAAATATGATCAATACGATCAGTATTGATTAGCGAGGAACGACGAACAATACCGTGAACTTCATATCCTTTCTCCAAAAGAAGTTCTGCCAAGTATGATCCGTCTTGACCTGTAATTCCTGTTATTAGAGCGACCTTCATAAAACACTATGTTTTTAACCATTATACTAAAAAAGGAGAGTTTATGCAACTCTCCATTAGGTCTTTCATGCACGCCACCAATTCTTTAACTGGAAATTGGAAACCAGGCGGGAGAGAGTCCCATCCGCACCACTTGCCTTTTAATGGGAAGGCAAGAAACCAAAAGGGGTCGTTTTGACTCCACCACCTAATTTACAAACAAATTAGGAAAGGTAAGTTGGATAAGTTTTGGAACTTCAATTGCTGCGTAGAATCCACACAAAACAAGAATATCCCAAAACTTATATTTAATCGCAAAAGGAACGACAAAAACATTGCCAATACATTTTACAAGTAATCCAACTTTAGGATCTCCCCATAACAGAACAAAATATCCTGATAAGAGAAGAATATTACCAATGTATCTCAATACATTAGATTTTTGCATAAGGGGTTTGCTCCCGACCAGTGCTGTTAAAGTCCATCCGTGACTATTTAACTATTTAATTTATTCAATCATCATCCCTAACATAGGCAGGAACACCATCTGGATCTAACCAGCAGGTATAATCGTGATCTTCCATAGCAGTCATAAGTTGCATTTCATTATCCAAAAGATACATATCACGATACCTTCCAGTATAAGAATCTACCTTTTGAATACGATAATCAGGTTTTCCATTGATTTCCAATGTTCCTACCTGAACATAACGATAAGGAAAACGCTCAAGGAGCACTTTAGGTTTTTTAATGACCTTCATCAGGCAACCTCTACAGTTTCCAGATCGCTAGCAACATACTCCATCAGGATTTCATAATCATCAAGAGGTTCTCCAGAAAATACGACTCCTTCATTTTCATAGAAGCGGCGAACCTTTTTATAAAGTTTCGGATTCTTTACATCAAGGTAGAACTCACCGTTAGCAGCAGCACGCAGAGTGCTAACATCTTTCTTGAATTTTGCGATCAGAGACATTGTTTTGTTTTGTTTGCTCTAGTATTATAAGGGTTGAAGAGTTTTGTGTCAAGTGTGCCAGTTAAGAAACTGGCAAGTCGGGGTGACAGGATTTGAACCTGCGGCCGCCCGCTCCCAAAGCGGATGCGCTACCAAACTGCGCCACACCCCGTTTCACACCTTATTTAGTTCGGTGTACATATATTATACCCATAATAGGAGCAATTGTCAAGCCTGCACCACAAAGTCCCAACCAAACTGGATTTGTGGCAAGTTTTTCTACGATATGAAAAATCATTGTGGATATGCGTGTGTAATTCCCCAATAAATCCAAGTCCCAATCAATGTACCATATATCAAAGCAGAAATCAAAAGTGTTTTAGTCATCTTCTTCGTCCTCGTATGTAGAAGGTTCTTCAAAAAGTTCATTCATCTTTTGTTGTAAAACTCTTTTCTGTAGTTCTTCCAAATCTTCGTCTGTCATTTATCCTTTAATAGTTCTTCTATCCTTTTACGCATATTGTTACTATCTTGTTTCATATAATCACGAAGAGAATATCCACGTTGTCCTCTCAAAATACAAGTTCCCTGATAGAACATCGTGGCAGCAAAGACTAACAGAAAAACTATACCTATTAGTTCAAAGTGATTTTGAGCCATGGCAGTAAAGGTGGAATGACACCAATTAGTCTCAGTAGTCCTTCAGCAAATAAAGCAAGAACCACCCAACCGACGCACATACTAATGATAGAAGCATTACGGTTGTGTCGTCGTATTGCTGCATCGATCATCTCCTGAACTTCAGAACGTGTAATAAACTCTTCCTGTTCGTGCATCATTTCTCATCTCCAAGAAACTTTGCAAGAGGATCTCTGCGGGTTTTTACAATTTCAACTGCTCTTTTATAGAACATATTATCAAGATTGCCAGAGGCTTCAAAAGTCTCCTTGATCTTCACCCAATTATCATAGGTGTGTTGATCCATAGGTTTTAAGTTGAATACTACTAGTTATGCTAGTGAGTAATTTCAACTTGTCAACTATGTGTTGAATCCAAGAAACTGCTTAAGAGAATCTTAAAATTTGTAATATTTTTAAACGGAAAGGGTGGGATTTGAACCCACGGTGCTATTAACACGGCAGTTTTCAAGACTGCTGCCATAAACCACTCGGCCACCTTTCCAAAAAGAGACTCAACGAATCTCAAAATCTAACTTTCTTACTTTACGTTGACGACGTGCTTCTTGCCAAGCAATGTCTTCGTTTGTAAGAACGGCAGATTTTCTTTTTGATTGATAAGAGTTTAGCATAACAATTTGAGATAAGTCAAGTGCAGATATCTTATCTCCACGAACAGTTGCCATATTTGGGCAACCGCAAGTTACAGTTTTAGTTGGATGTCCCTCCAACTCTCTACCACAAGTGCGGCATCTTATTTTTAAGTTTTCCATTGTCCATTATGAGTATTATTCAGTAAATGATCTTAAGAACCAGATAAATTTACCGTGTGCTTCGTTTAAATCATCAAGAAGATTAGTTGTTCCCCTTGACTTAAGTTCTTCAGCAACTTCTGCTGCTTCACTAAACATTTCTACAATTTTTTTATGATCATCCAGCAAATCTTGAATCATTTGCATTTCGGAAAGACCACTCTTTGCTTCAGTTACTCTTGATACTTCAGCAACCCTAGTTAAAGAGCTTACAGGTTTAGCGCCAAGAAAACGAATATGCTCTGAAATTCTATCAATCTCTTCAAACAGAGCAGTATATTGCTCACCAAATAGTGTATGAACTTGATAGAAATCAGGTCCAGTAATATGCCAGTGATAAACCCAAGTCTTTTGGAAAAGGACAAAAAGACTTGCCTGAGTATCAGAAAGTATTTTATATAGTTTTTCCATTATACCAGTTTTTTAGGTATTTATGCAAGTGGGCGATACTGGAATCGAACCAGTGACCTAATCCTTGTAAGGGATCCGCGCTACCGCTGTGCTAATCGCCCAAAAAATCAAGATTGACACATAAGATATTCAACGGTATTTGCTACATCATTCATAGCATCACGAAGATTTTCTCTTTGTCCAGACTCTTGTTTAATAACTGGGCGATGATCATCAGTAAGAGTCCACCGCCACAAGTTCATATCTTTACAATACCAGAGATTAATTTTCATTTTTTTGATATTCTAATTTTATCCAATTAAGAAGAGTGTTAACCTCCATTTTTTCAGTTTCACTCATTAACGGATAAAATTCATAAAAATAAAAATCTAGTGCTTTAATAACAATAGATCTATCTTTTTGTGATAAAAGAGACATAACTTCTTCGTTTTCATTATATAGCATACAATAAAAAGGGGAGTTTGTCAACTCCCCCAGATCATCACTTACCGATGCGGTCCACAGCAATCCGTGCTCGATTGAGAACAGAACCACTCAGAGGAACATAACCCAAGTCATCAGCAATACCCTGTGCTTTACCACTCAGAGCATACTTGAGAGCAGCACGAATATCATCTGCTTTCTCACCGTTACCAGTTCGGTATGCAAGAATCCAAGTCAGAGTAGAAATGGGATAAGCATTTGCACCAGCGGGATTAGGGTTCTCACCAGCAAGGTTAGCATTTAGAGTGATGTTGTTTAGAGCAGCAGCACCAGTAGCAGCAGTAGGAAGAACAAACTTACCTGCCTTGTTTTGGATTGCTGCTGCTTGAAGTTTGTTTGCACGAACAAATCCAGTGTTTACATAACCGATAGAACCAGGAGTATTCTTGATAGTTCCAGCAACACCTTCGTTACCCTTACCACCAACCCCAGTAGGCCACTTAACTGCCTTTGCTACACCAGGACCCCAACCACCAAAGGCATCAAGGGAGTTAGTAAAAGCATAGGTAGTTCCAGAACCATCGGAACGATAAACAACTCGGATAGGACCGTTACCACAGTTGGGAAGTTGATTCCAGTCCTTAATACGACCAGCAAAGACATCAACAGTTTGCTTCTGTGTGAGTTTCA